CAGCGCACACAAGCCCGTTGCTGTGATATCTGTGATGGACGGGGAAAGGTGCAACTAATCAAAAAGAATGGTGAACCTTATAAGAACCTCACTAAGTGTAAGAACTGTGCGGGTGTAGGTGCATTCTACGATCCTACTGGTGTTACTGCAGGATTAAAACTGAACCCACAAGGCCCAAACTATGCATCTATTAATGGATTTAAGACAGACAAGCACACGATCAAAGATTTGATCAGACAGGCTGAAAGCAAAGACAACCTTACCGCTGTTGAATTCCTGCAAAAGATGTCACGCTTGAATGCGATTAGTACATATCTGGATTCATTCATTCAGGGTATTGAAACATGGACAAGGGCAGACGGTTTGCTGCACACGAACATGAACCAATGCATCACTGCTACAGGGCGTTTGTCTTCATCAAACCCAAACTTCCAAAACCAACCCAAGCGTGGATTTCCAGTACGGAAAGCGGTTGTAAGTAGGTTCGGAAATTCGCATCTGATTGTTGAAGCGGATTTTAGCGGTCTTGAATTCGTTGTCGCAGGGGAACTGTCCCGTGATCCACAAATCATTCAGGATATTTTGAATGGCAAGGACATCCACAAACAGACTGCCTCTATCATCCACCAGATACCGCCTGAAGAGGTTAGTAAGGATGTACGTGCTTCCGTAAAATTTCATACCTTTGCCCCCCTCTACGGTTCTACGGGCATGGGTCTATTACCTCATGAGAAGAAGTATTACGACGAGTTTTTTAACATCTATGAGGGTCTTGGGGCTTATCAGAAGCGTCTTATGGATGGTGTCCTGCGTAATGGGATCGTGCAGACCCCTAGTGGACGACAATACTTCTGGCCTAATGCGAAACGTACCAGAAATGGACGCATAACCAATGCTACGCAGGTGGTGAACTATCCTATCCAAGGTTTTGCGACAGGTGACCTTGTTCCACTGGCCTGCATCCGTGCGCTGCATAAATTTAAGGAAATGAAGCTTGTTTCTAAGCTAGTTCTGACAGTCCATGACAGTATCGTGGTGGATTGCCACAAAGATGAACTGGAACAGGTCAAGGAAGCCCTCACATGGGCTATGACAGGCGTTGCAGACGAAGCTGAGAAGCGTTGGGGATACAGTTTTGCCCTGCCTCTAAAGATAGAGATTTCTGGCGGCAAAAACTGGCTAGATCAAGTCGAATTTGATTGACTTGTAGCCCCTAGTTATGACATACTATAAGTCCAACTAAGAAAGGGTCACATTATGAATGATCTAACAACAATTGACGGTAGCGAGTTAGCAGAACTAGCAGACATCCTTGGAACTGAAACATCATCTGGTGGTGGAGACACACTTGTACGTGTGCCAAAGCTTGATCACCAACATGCGGCAGATGATGACGACGGGAACCCTATGCCCCGTGGTGAATTCAGACTGCATATGCCAGATCAAATCGTCTATGCCAAAACGGTTAAGTTCCGTCCTTTAGCTTCACACATTCAGTATTTCCTGTGGGAAAATGATAAGCTGATTAAGTCCCGTGCATTGAAAAACATGCGTGAAGAAGCCCGTGATACATCAGGCGGTATTGCTTGTGGTATGCCAGAGTGGGAAGTTCGTGCAGAAAACGAAGACCTACGCCAGAAGTACAAAGACTGTCAGCGACGTGTCGTGCGTGGTCTAGTGTCCATGATAGGACATAATCTGGAAGGCGAAGAAATCATTATTGAAAACCAACCTACCATTTACTTTGGTAAGGGCCGTACAAACTACGGTGGTTTCTTTAACGAGTATATAAAACTACTGCCTAAAGGTGCAAACATCTTTGACTACGAAGCGAAGATGTCCACTGAACGCATGAAGGTAGGTGCCACGGTATTCTTTAAGATACATTGGGAACCTTTACTGAAAGATAAACTCCCCATGACGAAGGATGTCTTTGAAACGATGAAGGTCTTTGCAGACACTATTCGTGCCGAAAATAAGTATGTAGATGATCAATACTTTAAGTCGGTAAAAGAAGACAGTCTGGACACGTCAGCTATGGCGGCTATCGAAGATAGTTTGGACGCTGACTTCGTAGACGCTTAATGGGACTTCAGGAACAAATCCACACGGTCTTAGACCACTTGTCCAACAATGAAAGCGATAAGCTTACCATTGAGGATAGTTGGATCGAAGAGGCAGGAGAGGCTTTTAAGGAAGCCCTTCGCCGCCAGTTCACACGGCAGGATGAAGACTTTCGCCTGCGTATGTCGAACATTGGTAGGCCTCTTTGCCAACTACAGATGGGCAAGAGTGGTGCCACTACTGATCGGAAACCTTACAACTTCATTATGCGAATGCTTCATGGTGACGCAATTGAGTGTATCATGGATGTTGTGCTGCGTATTGCAGGGGCAAACATTACTGGCGGTAAATCAAAGGTACAGTTTGACCTGAACGGGTATACCATCAAGGGCGAAGACGATGTTGAGATTGATGGCAAAGTCTATGATATCAAGTCGGCTTCGCCTGCAGCATTTGATCGTAAATGGAAGTATGGCATCGATGCTTTGAAGAAAGACGATGGCTTCGGTTATATCGGTCAGATAGTGGGATATTCTGAAGGGCAAGGTAAGCCTGCAGGCGGTTGGATCGTTGTCTGTAAAAGTTCAGGGGAAGTTGCTGTAGTTGATGCAGAACTTTCCAAAGCAGAAATCAAACGTATCAAGGGCGACCTTGCTATGAAGGCTACTGCAGTGAACGAAGATTGGTCCTTTGAACGGTGCTTTGAACCAGAAGATGATTTCTTCAATAAGAAATATACAGGTTCTAAGAAACTGCCGTTTAGCTGCAACTATTGCGATTACCGCCCGTCCTGTTGGCCTAATGCACAATACTTACCACAACCAAAATCCAAGGCCAAAGAGCCACGGAAACATTGGTACGTTCAGTATGAAGGAAAGGAACTGTAGGTGGCTATTAAACCTTCGTCTGCAAAGGCAAAGGGACGTAAGCACCAACAGTGGGTAAGAGATAAAATACTAGCATTGTTTCCTAGTTTGGAAGCAGACGATGTTCGATCAACGAGCATGGGCGCAGGGGGAGAAGACGTGCAGTTGTCTCCTGCGGCTAGGAAACTCTTTCCCTACTCTGTCGAGTGCAAGGCCCTGAAGGCTATCGGTGTATACAAGTTCATTGATCAGGCTGAATCTAACTGTCCTGAGAATGCCACCCCGATAGCCATTATCAAAGCAGATCGCCAAAAGCCGTTGGCGGTTGTGGATGCAAATCACTTTTTTGAACTGCTTGGAAAACTAAAATGAAATACTCTGATCTACCAACAGACTCTATGGGCATCATTCTACATCTAGAAGAAGATGGTGGCTTCGGTGTCACAGTCATGCACAACCTATCAGACGATTGGTCTGAAGAAGAAGCAGAGCCGTATTTAGACATACTGAATGGCCTAAACATGGTCCTGACCAACGGCTATGAAATGCTAGGCATGTACGGTGCGCTAGGACGTATCGTTAAGGACTACATTGAGAATGATGGTCCTGAGATTGAATTTGAGCCTGATGAAGAATTGCTGCAGGCAATAGAAGACCGCAAGGTAGTCCCCTTCAACAAGAAGAAGCTGAACTAATGCATAGTCGTAACCGTTTGAATGCGGATGCCTATGTCACGCCTGACATGGTGGAGCAGCCGCCCCATTACAACACTGCAGGCATCGAATGCATCGATGCTATGGAAGCAATGGTAGAGGACAGTGATGTCTCTGCGCATGTTGCTTACTGTTGGCAGAATTCATTCAAGTACCTTTGGCGTTGGCCCTACAAAAACGGCCTAGAAGACCTGAAGAAGGCACGTTGGTACTTGGACCGCATGATCCAAAGCATGGAAGGTGAAGACCAATGATCACCAACGAAGACATCGTGGGCTTTGAATACTTTGATGAAGGTAAAGAAAGCCTGCGTGATCCTAACACGTATCTAAACTGTACCCCTCTTACGATGGTTAAGCATTTTGCAAATATATATGGGCAGACCCTTAACCATCCCTGGATGAAAGACACAGACAAAGACCTTCTACGTCTTGTTTTGGTCAAAGAGGAATATGCAGAAGTCCTGTCAGCCGTAGAGGCCGAAGACCTACTGAAAGAATTAGCCGACCTTGTTTATGTGACCTACGGGTATGCAGCCACGTTTGGTTGGAATTTGGACGAGGCAGTCCGAAGAGTTCATGCGTCCAACATGTCGAAATTGGATGACGACGGTAAGCCCATCTACCGTGAGGATGGGAAGGTACTAAAGGGGCCACACTACGAAGCCCCTGATTTAACAGACTTAGTTTGAGGGAAAAAATGAACAACTATTTACCAACCGATTATCAGGCATTTATTCACACGTCACGCTATGCCCGTTGGCTAGAAAATGAACAGCGTCGTGAAACGTGGGCTGAAACCGTTAACCGCTATATGGACAACATTGTTGAGCCTATTATTGATAGCGGCGAAAACGAAGAGAATTTGAACGTAGCTAACGAGATTGAACAGGCTATTCTAAGCCTAGAAGTAATGCCTTCGATGCGTTC